CTTGCTGAAGACGGTGAATACGAAAGGATGTTGCAATCCTTACCAGCCATACAACGTAAACAGTTGTTGGAAGGTAACTGGGATATCTCAGAAGGTGCGGCATTTGCAGAGTTTGAAGTAGAGACACACGTTATACCACCATTTGAATTACCAAGTTGGTGGGAAAGAGTTAAAGCGGTAGACTACGGTTATGCCGCAGAAAGTTGTTGTCTCTGGGCTGTGATAGACCCTGAAGATAAGACCATCATAATATATAGAGAACTATACAGAAAGGGTCTAACAGGTGAAGCACTCGGAGATACCATTACAGAGATGGAGATGAGTGAGATAAGGTCCATAGCAGGTGTATTAGATACAGCCGCTTGGTCAAGGACAGGATATACAGGTCCTACGATTGGTGAAATCTTAGTTAATAAAGGACACAAACTAAGAAGAGCCGACAAGAATAGGTTAGCAGGTAAGACTCAGATACATGAGCACTTGAGAAAGAACAATAGTACAGGAAGACCTAGATTACAAATGTTTAATACATGTGTAAATCTAATAAAAGAAATACAGGCTTTGCCTCTTTCTAAGTCTAACCCTGAAGACGTTGACACTCACGCGGCTGACCACGCATATGATGCGTTAAGGTACTTGGTTATGAGTAGACCAAGAATGGACCATCCTCAAGATAGGATGTTAAGAATAAAATCAGATGTATTTAGTCCTTCTGATTCAACCTTTGGTTATTAAGACATGGCAGAAAACGAAAATACATTTTTAAACGCTAATAGTATCTATGAAGAAGTAGAAGGTGAGTCTGGAGTCCAACTTACACTTGAGGAAGACCAACAAAGAAACCTTATAGGAACTATTAAAGATAGATTCGCAATCGCAGAAGATGCGAGACAAACAGATGAGACTCGTTGGTTAAAAGCTTACGAGAACTATAGAGGGCTTTACGCTAAAAATGTTAAGTTCAGAGAGTCTGAGAAGTCTAGAGTATTTGTTAAGATTACAAAAACAAAGGTCCTTGCGGCTTTTGGTCAACTAGTAGATGTTATCTTTGGTACAGGGAAATTTCCGATAGGAATTTCGGAAACTAAGATACCTGAAGGCGAAACAGACTACTCTCATTTAAATACAGCTAATCCTACACCTAATTTAGAAACAACACCTAGACAAGATGAAGAAGAGTTACCTGACAATATTGGAAACCTTAAAGATAATCCATACGATGTGGGTTATGAGGGTGACGGTAAAGTATTAAGAGCAGGAGCTACTTACTTAAATGGAATATTTGAGGACAGCTTAGAAGACCAAGCAGAGGACGCAGGAATCCTTACAGATGGAGCTAGTCCTGACCCTCAAGCTTTAGAGTTATCTCCAGCACAAAGAGCCGCTAGGCGTATGGAGAAGCTTATACATGACCAGATAGAAGAGTCTAATGGTAATTCTGAAATGAGGAATGCTTTATTAGAGTCGGCTTTACTAGGTACAGGTATTGTAAAAGGACCGTTTAACTTTAATAAGAAGTTACACAAGTGGGATACTGATGGGGAAGGTAACAGAGAATATAACCCACTAGAAGTAAGAGTACCACGTATTGAGTTTGTTAGTTGTTGGGATTTCTATCCAGACCCTAACGCTACTAATATGGAAGAGTGTGAATATGTAATTCATAGACACAAAATGAACCGTAGTCAAGTTAGACAATTACGTAACATGCCTTACTTTGATGATGATGCAATACGTAACGCTATCCAGATGGGTGCTAACTACGTAGAAAAAGATTTTGAAAGCCAGTTAAAGGACGATTCACGAAGCGAAGATGTAAACAGTAGCTTTGAGATTCTAGAATACTGGGGAATGATGGATGCAGAATACGCCAGAGAAGTAGGAATTGACTTACCCGACAGTGTTGATGACCTAGACGAAGTACAAGTAAACATATGGACATGTGGACATTACTTACTAAGAGCAGTGTTAAATCCGTTTACTCCTTATAGATTACCTTACCACGCTTTCCCATACGAAAGAAACCCATACAACTTTTTTGGTATTGGTGTAGCAGAGAACATGGATGATTCTCAACAGATTATGAATGGTCATGCACGAATGGCTATTGACAACCTAGCAATGTCTGGGTCGTTAGTCTTTGATGTAGATGAGTCTGCTTTAGTTGGTGGACAATCGATGGAGATATATCCAGGAAAGATATTCCGTAGACAAGCAGGGATGCCAGGGCAAGCTATTCACGGATTGAAATTCCCAAATACATCACAAGAAAATTTAATGATGTTCGACAAGTTCAGGCAACTTGCAGATGAGCAAACTGGAATACCTAGTTACTCTCACGGACAAACAGGTGTGCAAAGTATGACAAGGACTGCTTCAGGTATGTCTATGTTACTTGGAGCATCTAGTTTAAATATTAAAACAGTTATCAAGAACCTTGATGACTTTTTATTAAAGCCACTAGGAGAAGCCTACTTCCAGTGGAACATGCAATTTCTAGAGGACGAGTTGGATGTCAAAGGTGATTTAGAAGTTAAGGCTACTGGTACAAATAGCTTGATGCAAAAAGAAGTAAGGAGTCAAAGATTGACAATGTTCTTACAGACTGCTCAAAATCCTGCTGTTGCACCGTTTGTTAAGATTTCTAAATTGATTAGTGAACTAGCCTACAGCCTAGACTTAGACCCTGATGAGATACTCAACAACCCCGAAGAAGCCGCTGTAATGGCACAAATAATAGGAATGCAAAATGCTGGACAAAAAAATGGCAATGAAACTCAACCCAATAGTGAACAGCCCCCAATGGGAGGACCTCAAGGAGCACCTCAAGGACCTCAAAGCCTTGGACCTACAGGCACTGGTGGTGGCAACATCGGAACAGGAAATGTTCCGCTTGCAGGGGAAGATGAGTTCTCTGGTACGCCTAGAGCAACTGGACCTACAGGTTAAAGAAGCATTAACTCGGAGAGATGAAAATGTATAAAAAGAAAGGACTACTAGAAGATGAAATGTACAACGAAGGTGGTTATGTAGACGATAAAAGAACCGAAGCTTACTCTGGGGGAATGTATAGAAAGAAGTATGGCGAAGGAGGTTCGTTACTATCAGATGATATGGAAACACACACCATGCCTGATGGAACAAAAATGACAGGAGCAACACACGGAGAATCTAGTGCGTTATTACCTGACGAAGAAATGGAAAAAGACCATTCAGAATTTATTCTTGACGAAGCACTATCTGAAGAAGAACAAGATATGCTAATGTCAAAACTAGAACAAGATGAAGAACTACAATTACTATTTGATAAAGTAGTAGGTGTAGCACAAGAATTTGCTGGTTCTGGTCCTGTAGATGGACTAGGAACAGGAGTCTCCGACAGTATACCTGCAAGGTTATCTGACGGTGAATTTGTCTTTACTGCAAAAGCGGTAGCAGAAATCGGAGAAGACGTTTTAATGTCTATGATGAAAGAAGCTGAAGCTGGTGTAGATAACAGACAAGAACTTAATGTTGGAGGAATGCTAGGTGACCCGAAGCTAGATGTTGACCCTAATGGGCAACCAGTTGAAGGTGACATGGTAGAAGATGAAATCCGTAAAGGAATGTTATCTGCAAATCCAAGATTAAGACAGCGATAGAGCCACCCTATATAGGCACTCTATCATTATAAAACCCGAAAGGCGACCTTTACATACAAGCCCTCTAGTCGACATAGAGCTACCTTGTGAACGAAGCCCTGATTAGGAGAAGATGATGACTAACACAGTCCAAAAAGAACGAAAGCCAAATCCGTATAATGCGAAAAAAGATTGGCACAACAATGATGATAAACCTTTTGTATCATCTAATAGTATGTATTTTGAAGAGCCTCAGAATAAACTTTTCGACAGCGATGACATAATGGAAGTCGGTGAAGAAGGAAGTGTAAACACTGAGGAACTGGCAAGTAAGAAGAATTCTCCTTACAAAAAGCCAGACTACAAGAAACGCTATGATGATTTAAAAAAGCATTACGATAGTAAGCTTAATGAATTTAAGTCTAGGGAAGAAGACCTACTAACTCAAGTTAAACAACCTGAATATAGAGCACCTAAATCCCCAGAAGAACTTGAAAAATTTAAGACCGACTACCCTGATGTGTACGAAGTTGTAGAAACCGTTGCTCACATGCAAAGCGAATCTAAAGCAAAAGTTCTAGAAGAACGCCTTAGTAAACTCCAAGAACGTGAAGACGATTTAATACGACAAAGTGCAGAAAAAAGGTTAATGGATAGACATCCTGATTTTGGAGATATCAGAAACAGCGATGACTTCCACGAATGGGCAAAAGAACAGCACTCATCTATCCAAGCTTGGGTATATGACAACAAAGACGATGCCGATTTAGCTTCACGTGCTCTTGATTTGTTTAAAAAGGATATGGGAATTGACGTTCCTAAGACTAAGCCATCATCAAAAAAACCGACCAGACAATCTGCGGCAGACATGGTTTCCACTAAAACAACTAGTGTGACCCCTAACTCAGAAAAAGTTTGGTCAGAAAGGGAGATTGCGTCTATGAGTATGGCAGAATTTGATAAATTTGAACAAGAAATATCAGATGCTATGCAAGAAGGCAGAATCTCAAAATAAACTATTTAACTTAGGAGAAGTATTATGGCTCAATTTTTTGAACCGTCAACAGATACAAATGCTAACTTTGCAAACTCCGTAAGTGGACAAACTAATAGTTTCTTTTTACCTTCGGTTTACTCTAAAAAGGTTCTAAACTTTTTTAGGAAAGCCTCGGTAATTGAAGCTATCACCAACACAGATTACGCTGGTGAAATTTCCTCTTTCGGAGACTCAGTAAAGATTATCAAAGAACCCGTCATTTCAGTATCAGACTACACACGTGGCTCTGACACTACTGACACAAAACTAACCGACGCTGAAATTTCTTTAGTCGTTGATAGTGCTAAAGCTTTTAAATTCATCGTAGATGATATCGAAAGCAATATGTCACATGTCAACTTTAAAGAAGTAGCTTCTAGTTCTGCCGCTTATGCTCTTAAAGATGCATACGATGCAAGTGTACTCGCTACTATGTTCGCAGGTTGTTCTGCATCATCCCCTGACCATATCATAGGTTCTGACTCAGCTACTGCTGATGCAACTATGACACACGCAACCAACTCTGTTGATTTGTTTGGTTCAGATGGAACTGGTGTAGATGCTATTGACTTAATGGCTAGAATGGCTAGACTATTAGATGACCAGAACGTACCTGAAGAAGGTCGTTGGTTTGTTGCACCTCCTTCATTCTATGAAGAGTTGTCACAATCTGGCTCTAAAATGCTTTCTGTTGACTTTAACGCAGGTCAAGGTTCAATCAGAAACGGTTTAGTATCAAGTGGAAAACTACGTGGATTCGACATGTACAAGTCTAATAACATTGCTGGCACATCAAATGCTACTGGTAAGGTTATGGCTGGACACATGAGTTCTACTGCTACTGCAAACACAATTCTTTCAACTGAAGTGTTGAGAGACCCAACATCGTTTGGTGATATTGTGCGTGGTCTACATGTCTATGGTGCGAAAGTACTTAGAGATGATGCCCTATGTAGTGCATTCTACTTAATTGACTAATTAGTCAAACTCGGAGGGGTCTTCACGGACCTCTCCACTTTTTAAGGAAACAAAATGAAAGGCGTAAAACATTATAAAAGAGATGGAACTGAACATAAAGGCAGTTCTCATAAAATGGCTGACGGTACTTTACATACAAATAAATCTCATACAAAAACCAGTGTAAAACTTTTTCATTTTAAAGATTTAAGTAATAAGGCAAAGTTAAAAGTTAAAGGTAAAAAGTAATGGCTACTACATATTTAGATTTAAGTAACGAAGTATTGAGGGAACTTAACGAGGTTGTCTTAACTTCTGGAACTTTTGCTAGTGCTACAGGTATTCAAGCGTTTGTAAAAGATGCTATTAATAAAGCTATATTTGATATAGCAAATGCCGAACCACAGCTACCTTTTTTCTCAGCAGGAGCTAGTGGAGGAACAGACCCTTTTTATGGAAACGTCACTGTTGCAACGACAGCAGGAACTCGATGGTTTACTTTAAAGACAGATAGTTCTGATATTAAAACTGATTACGCATCAGTAGACTGGGATGATTTTTATCTAACAACAATAAACGTGAGTGGAGAAACTACTCCTTACGTTTCTAAAGGTTTAAAATTTTTAACACTATCTGACTGGAAACAATATTACAGAGATAGTGAAAATGCAGACGATGCAAATGGTTCTGATGCCTCACATGGTGAACCACGATATGTTATTAAAAGTCCAGACCACAGAAAGTTTGGCTTAAGTCCAATACCCGATAAAGTTTATAACGTACACTTTTATGCTTTTGCAAAACCTACGTCTTTATCCGCATACAACGATTCGATTACTATGCCAGAACAATATAGTAACGTAGTCACAGCACGAACAAGATATTACGTGCATCAATTTAAAGAGAATTTACAGCAAGCATCCTTTGCACTTGACGAGTATAAAAAGAATATGAG